AAATGCCGCCGCCGCCTGTGCCTTGTCGAATGCCGCCGCCGCCGCTTGCTGACTAGCCTGAAATGCCTGCTCTGATGATTGTTGGGCATTCTTAAAGACGGTTTCGCCAGCCTTTTGAGCGTCATCAAACGCTTTAGCTTTAGTCTGTTGCTCTAACTGAAAAGCCGCTTCAGCTATTTTCTGCCCATCGTCAAACGCCTTTTGTTGCGCCTGCTGTGTGGCTTCAAAGGCAACCTCACCCGCCTTCTTTGTCTCTTCAAATGCCTGGTCAGCCGCTTGCTGAGTTGCCTTAAACGTCGCTTCTTTGGCTGCCTTCTCAGCTTCAAACGCCGCCTCATCCGCCTTTAGCTGTACTTCTAATTCAGCTTTCCTAGCCGCGATCGCATCTTCACGGGCAAACTGTTCCTGTAGTTTCTTCTGTTCAGCCGGGTCCTTAGCAAACTCACTTTGCAACTGGCGATCGATGCCCTTACGCCGTTCGTCAAAGCCGAGTTTCGCCGCCTCATCCGCTTGTCGTTGCGACTCGTTAAACGCCAGTTCCTGTGCCTGTTGCCGCTGTTCAAATTGTTCCGATCGCTGTTCCTGTTGCCGGGAAAACTGATCCGCCGCCTGCTGTTGCTTGGATGCAAATGCAGTTTTGCTGCTCTCTAAACTGGCTTGAAAACTTGATTCAATGGCTTGCTGTCTAGCGTCAAAGGCTGCCGATCGCGCCTCTTGACCTTGCTGGAAATTAGCCGCCGCCGCTTCAGCCGATTTGCTAAACGAAGCCGCCGCCGCTTGCTGCTGTTTTGCGAAGCCGTCCTTTGCTGACTGTTGACCCGCTTGGAATGCTTTATCATCCGCTTGCTGGGCTTTTTGGAATGCCTTATCATCCGCTTGCTCGTTTGTTTTGAATGCCTTCTCATCTGCACTTTGCCGCGCTTTGAGGCTTTCACTTTCTGCATTCTGGCGATCGTCTACCGCCTGTTTCGTAGCATTCTGCTGATCACTAAACTGCTTTTCTTTAGCTGATTGCCCATCGCTAAACTTTTGTTCCCGCCCTGCCTTCGCCGCGTCAAAAGTATCTTGCTTGGCTTGCTGGGCATTGTCAAAAGTTTCTTGCTTTGCCGCTTGGCTATCGTTGAACGCCGCCTGATCCGCTTGCTGAGATTCCTGGAAAGCTTGCTCTTTAGCCCGTTCGCCATCGTTGAACGCCTGCTCATCCGCTTGCTTTGCGTCGTTGAACGCCTGCTCTTTTTGCTGCTGTTGATCGCTGAAGGTATCCTCTGACTGTTGCTTTGCATCGTCGTTGGTACGGGCGATCGCGGTTTCAGCATCGTCAAACTTATTTTTAGCCAGTTCCTTGAGAACATCCGCTTTATCTTTGAGCGCCTTCGTTTCGTCTATAGTGGCATCAGCCGCCGCCCCCGATAGCCCCGCGCTCTTTCCTAGTGCCGTGTTTTGCTTATCCAGTGCCTTGATTGTGGTTTCAAGTTGCGCCGTAAGATTCGCCTTAGACTGCCGTTGGGCATCGTCAACAGCAGGCGCTTTTTTAGCCTCTTCTAGTTGCGCCTTTAGCCCCGCTAGTCGAAAGTTATTGGCATCAAATAATCGTTTAGCGTCAGCAATTTCCTTCTCTGTTAACTTGCTGCCATCTTCCTTCGACTTGTTGAGAATAGCGATCGCAGCTTTAGTTCGCTCCGCAGCCGCAAACGCCTCGTTAGCCCCCGCCTCTACCCCAATCTGTAACGCCCCGATCGCATCGTTTGCCTTCTCCAGTTCAACGGTATAGGCAGCAATGCCCACGATCGCCAGCGCCGCCGCCAAAAGTGCCAACGGTGCCAACGTTAGAGCGATCGCCCCCGCCTGTGCTAGTTGCGCTGCTGTAGCAGTACCCACAGCCACAGCATAGGCAAGTTCTACAGTCGCTCCGACCGTCTTAGCTGCCGTGTTCAGAACAGTGGCGATCGTGTTCTTAATTTGACCCGCAGCCGCTGCCGTTTGAGCAAAGACGTTAGATTCTAAAGCAATATTGTAGGCTGCCAAAACTAATACAGCCGCCCCTAATGCCCCCGCAACTGCCGTAATACCAAACGCCACAGCCTGAACAGGCGCGGGTAATGATAGGAAGGATTGCACCAAAGCCGCCGCCGCCGCGATCGCTGGTTTGACTCCGACCTGTGCAAAGTTAAAAAAGTTTTGACTAACCTGATCGGTTGTATCTTGCAAGTTGGATAGCTGCCCGTTTAGCGTTGCCGATTGGGTCGCCATTGCACCCGTAACGCCTTGCAATTCTCCAAGGCTAAGGATCGCCGCTTGGATTGCAGCGGGTGTATTTTGAACGGTTTGGTTCACGCCCTTAAATGAAAGCGTCACGTCGTCGCCACTCTTTTTGGCTTGAATACCAAACTCTTTTAACCGCTCAAATTCACCCGTCTGAGCATCTAAGACCGCTTCGACTAACTGATCGAAGTCCTTTGCCTGAGACGATGCTAGATCCCCTAGCTTCGTTAGCTCTTGATTAGTCGGATTGAACCCACGGTTAACCAACTTAATAAAAGAACCTGTCAGGGCATCGACCTGGAAAGGCGTATCTTTTGCAAACTGTTGGATCCTCTCAAACGTTTTAGCGCCCTCAGTCGCACCCAATGCGTTATTCAAAGCGCCTTGCAACTGCTCAAACGCTGCGCCAGTTTTAATAGCCCCAAGCCCTAACGCTCCAATAGTGGCAACTAAAGCACCCGCCCCGATCGCTAGATTGTTATAGCCAGAGGCTGTAAGCTGCTGTTGCGTGGCAATGTCTTTTAGGTTTTGTTTTGCCTGTTTGAGAGCATTGTTAGACAAGGCGATCGCCGCCGCTTGCTGCTTAAATTCCTCAGCAACCTTCTGTTTTGTGAGAGCCGCCTGCTCTTTCACTAATGCCTTAGCCGCCGCCGCCTGCTTGTTAAATTCCTCAGCTACCCGCTGTTTTGTTAGTGCTGAATTTGATTTGAACAATTGATCCGCAGCTTTAGCCGCCGCCGCTACCTCTTTTTGCGCCTGCCGTAATGCTTCGTTATTCGCTTTAAGTGCATTGACAACTTGCTCCGATCCTTTGGTTTGAAACTCGTAAACAATCGGATCAGCCATCTTAAAGCGCTCCTAATGATGCAAAATCAATTGGCATAGCAGACAAGTTAAAGCCGCTCATATCAAGCAACGGATTAGGTTTACCCGCCTTAGTCTCACTGTTCACCTCATCTACTAGATCCGCGATCGCCGCCTTCTCTTCAGACTTCGGATCTAATGCCTTCACCCGTTCCTCAATGAGTACCTGTAATTGATCCGCGCTCGTTCGTTCCATGATCGCCCACGCCGTTGCAAAGTCTGAAGCTAGCCCCGTACTGATTAAGGCACTCACTAGACTCGCCTGCCGTTGCTCCCATGTGACTTGACGCGCCGCTTTAGTTGCCGCCGCCTGTTCTATGGGGAACGAAATTTCTTCTAACAAACCAGGCTGAAAAGTGCCCTCGCGTTCGTATGGCAGTACAAATTCCCTAATCATGGTGAGCGTTAGCCATTGCGGATCTACGCTGTTGAGTGACAAGGCGCGATCGCACACTTGACGAAAGAATATAGATTCTCGGTAGAGGCTGGTAAATGTTGCCAGTTCATCAGCCCCGTCTACTTCCCTTTGTATTAGGTCTAAGAGCGACCTTAATTCAACGATTTGAGCTTCAGGGCATCCATAAACCAGTCTCAGGATGCCCTGTGCATCCATGAAGGCAATACCCCGAAACTCATGTTTCCTCATGCTTAGGCAGCATTCCAGATAGCGTATGGTTTAGACCATCCGGCAGGCGTTAGGCACTTATAGGAAAGTTCAGCCGCTTCTACTGATCCGCTAACTCCTAAAGTTTTATCGCCTGTGCGAGTGATGCGGGGGATAAAGATCCGCTTACGCATCCGGGTTCCTTTGAGAATGCCTGAAAAACTCATCTCCCCATAGCTGCTGTCTGGATTTGTACCGCCGATCATGGGCAATGCCGTCTCAGTCTTTGTATACCAAACTGCAACGGACGCACCCACCGCGCCGCTATGGAAAATCAACTTACCCGCTGTTACTTGGAACTCATTCGCAGCAGCGGGGGCGATCGCCACTCGCTTTAAATAAACCGGGGCTGTGTCGCTTAGAATCGTTGCGACAACATCCTGATCAAGTGTGAGGGCGGCGATCGTTACTTCAAACGGAGTAGCAGGAACGAGGACTTTTGTAATTGTGGGGACGGCGATCGATGCCACAATCGCCTCTTTTTGATCTAAAACCATCGATAGATCCAACTTGTCTAGACTCTCTTGAGTCAAGTTTAATGTAGTGGTTTCCTTAATGATGGCACTGTCTAAAACTTGGATCGGGCCCTCATCAAACTGAAAGCCTGATGCTTCAATTTCCTCTGTAGTTGTTTCCAAATTTGCCGACACTGGCTTAAAAACGTGCAAGACCGAGTTAGCGCCGCTAGTCCGTGCGACCATCTGACCGAGAATATAAAGCATTGCTCACCTTGAGTCTGTTAGGGTTGCCGCCTCAAGTTTAACTGAGTCGGCTGCTTTAGATTACCCAAGCCCAGCAATTCACCCAACGCTGTCAACCTTCCCACTGATCAAGCCTTATTTGTTCAATCACAAAACTGTATTTTCCCAACACGTACCCCACAAAAGCGCTATCACCGATCGCCTGCCCTTGCGAATTGTCTCGGCTTGGGTAGCCCATCCGTTCTATGGGGTGAATCCCGCCGCAAGCTTTATTCAAAGCAACGCCCCGATAAGTGCCCGTAATGCCGTTCTCTCTTAGTTTCTTCATGGCAGTAGCGAGAGCCGCGCCCCAATCTTTGAGCAGTCTGTAGCCTTGCACAGCGTTGTTATGGGCAACGATTAGGCGCACTTCCGCGATCGCCTCTACCGTTCGCATATTGCCCGTGATGATCTCGTTAGAGCTAACAATTCTTACGATCCCTTTAGGGCTATCGGTTGGCTCGGTTGCCCATTCTGGGTAGTTCATGGGGAAACCTAGCTGTGTGGCGAGATAGGCATTAATCGCCTCTTCATGGGCAGCTTCTACGGATTGCGAAGGCGGGGGAATAATCGGCATACAAAAGGGGGTTTGTTGTGGACTTTGGACAGGCGATCGCTTTGGCGGGTGGAGTAGGTGGACTGATTGCAACACTATGGAAGGTGTTCAATGTGATCCGTCAACTGGAGAGGCAAATAGATAAGATTGCCAACGAGCAAGAAGTGCAAGAATTGACGGTTAACGGTACCCGCGAACGGTTGGAACATACCCGCGATCGCCTGCTGTTAGAGCTAGACATAACACGCGATCGGCTTAACTGTGTTGAGAATTGGCTAAATAAGCACACAGAATTCGAGTCGCACCATAAAAGATAGGGTATTTTTGTGGGATAACGAGATATGCAGACGCACTGCATTAGGCGGCTATCGCTCTAGCCGTCTTTTCTTCGCCTTTGTTAATTCTGTTTGATGCGGGCGATCGCCTCTGCTTCAGTAGTGAAGTAGAAATTCTCCTCTCCTATCACTGCTACCCATTCGCCATCCAACTCGGTAACAAAGCGATCGCTGTCGAGCTGATTGAATGCATCTGCGTCAGCCTGCATGAATGCATTAATCTTCTGAAGTTCTGATGGGCTGAATATATCCAAGTCGGTTAGGGTTATGGTCATCTGAAAATCCTTTGAATTGCGTATGTACGTACTCACCAAAAAACCACCTCGGGGGTGGTTTCGGTTCCCATCGATCTCATGGGAGGAGATGACATATTGTTGCGGTATCCGATGTCATTACCCGTCATCTTTTAGGCGGATGTACCTGACGACTTCCCCCGGCTCGTTCACGCACCGTATGAGGACGACTGGCGGAAGTGGTGCATATCCTTTCGAGATCTCAACACCAATGGGAATTTCCGTCCCCTTCACCTCATATGCCTATTATATACCGTATGGATAGGAATAAAGTGTCATTTTGTGCGTACTACAGTGTAGTTGTGCCAGTTTGTTCTTATCGGATGGCGTTTATTTATCCCTCCAGACTTATATCTGTACGGTTATCCGACCAAAAATGTATAACCCAGCCTATTGACAGGTACTTTCATAAATTTACCGTAAAGAATTGTACCAATAAACAGTAGTACAAAGCCCTTTTTCTTTACGGTAAGTTTATGAAGTTCAAATAAACTACAGCCGGAATTATAAAGAGTTAAAGTGTCACACTACCGCATACTACAAGGGGCTATGGGCTTGCATTCTCTCTAATCTATACGGTATAATTTCATGATCTAACTATTGAGGATGCCATGCCGACGCGAAAAATAAACCCTAAGAGCCTTCAGAACCTTGAGAAGCGAGGGCGATCGCCGGACTGGGATGAGCCGAAAGAGCGGCGTTATTTATCCGTTACCGATCTGGGCTTTGATGGGTCGTTGCGAATTGCGCGATCGCTGGGATGCGTTTCAGTGAGTGATCTACTGGAAAAGATTGGGAGAGGCGCGATCGTTGCTGCAAAAACTTAAAGCTTGATTCTACGCAGCCGATCAGCCAGCCGCTTACTAGCCTGGTCAATGATGCCGCCCTTTTGAGCAGAGCCGTCTGGTTTGATGCCTGCAAAATTCTTTTGATCTCTAAATCGTTGTGTCCCATTCCGCGCGATCGCCCTCGCCAAAAGGAACGGAGGAATATCGTACTTCGCAGCCCACGCCGCCAGATCACTGCCCTTACCCCATGGCGGCATCTTGCCAGCCTTACGCCCTCTAATCCTGAATAGGGCGTTGTCTGCTGAGTTAGTGATCAGTAGGGATAGGTCGCTTTTTATCTGCACATCCCACCCGCGCTTTAAATCACCCGTCGCACCTTCAGGGGATGCCTCTTGTAAATCTGAACCCAACTCAAGGGCAGTATCTTCGATCGCCCCTCTCACTTGACCTCTAAAACCTTGCTCTAACTGAGTCGCTTTAATGTCGGGAACCTTGAGAGAAATGTTAAACATATCTTTGTTCCTCTAGGTAGGCAAGCCAGTAAAGCCCCTGAGACGTACCCTCACGAATGGGAGGGAGTAATCTCATGGGCGATCGCGTTGCGCCCTTATCGAAACTAATTCCCCACGGCTTATCTGGCAAAATTAACGCAGCATTGATTCCAAGCTTAACGATCCTCACTTCGTAAACTAGACCTAACACCCTGTCAGTAGCGATCGCCAGTTGATCAGCTTTGATGGGGTCTACCTGCCGTATGCGCGGGTTCGTGCCGTTCGCCTGCCTTAATAGCACGTTGTCGATATAAAGCTGCCACGGACGGCGCTCTCTAGCGTCCTCGGCAAGTAAGAGTTCAGCATTGCTAATCGGCATCATGTTCTATGGGGTGATTGTAACTAGGCAGGTTTTTGATCAACGAAACCCGATGATCCTAACGTTCCCAACCCAAGCACGGGTGATTGAACAGGGGCAGAATTAGACAAGAAGCGCCCATATTCCACTCCTCCGTCTGATGTTTCTAGTTTTCTGTTGCCAGTGCGATCGCTCCTCGATTTATACAAAGCAATGGCGATCGGGTTTGTGCCCTTACTGTTGAGTGTGGCGAGGTATCGAGAGTAGTTTTTGATTCTGGTTTCAAGCATTAGTAGAGTAAAAATTTAGGGTTAAGTAAATTGAGTTTTCTTGGATTGGTACCCGCATAAGAAAACCTCTCTTCAAAAGAAGTTAGACCAAACTCAGTAGGGTCATAGGCGATCGCTTTAAACTTTTTAAATTGCACTACAGACGGTTGCCCATAATCAATCTGATAGACGAAGTGATTTGTCTCTAGTGGTCTAAGGGAGAACGGGAACGGATACCCACCCGCAAAGAACCCTTTATCGTCTTGCACGTAGCTGAAGAAGATCCTGTTTGGTGTTGCAATGTTAACAACCGTAGCTAAACTGTCAAAGGTAATTAGGTCGCCTGTATTTTGAAAGCTAGGAAAACTGAAACCCTCAATAAAAGGTAATAGCAGCAAGTTTTCTTGTACACCCGCTGGAAAAAAGTTATACCAGACTGGGCTTGCGTGTACTGCCGAATCATAATAAAAAGGCAAGTCAGACGGGTTATATTCTCCAGGCTTATAGAAATGATAAAAAGTCGTTGGGATGAATTGAGCGAATCTCTCATACTCAGCAGCTAGATCAGGCGCGGGTAGATAGGCACTGGCGATCGGTTCCTGCTCTGCTATGCGGGTTGATGTGTTTCCGGCAATATAATAAGCCAGATATCCATAAATAAAACCGCCAAAAGAGCCGGGGTTGTTTCTTCTAATCCTGATAACTGCGATCGCTTCTGATGCCCCTATCAAAAAGAAGTCATGCAAAAAGAATGCGTTAAACGTATCATCTCTAATCGGATCACTGGCTAAATCACAGAATATAAATGCTGGGAGGAATTCAAACTTAACCCAGAACTTTAGAGCGGGTGAAAGCAAACCCTCAACTATCTCATAGCCGCCGATCGCAGCATAGGCATAGGTCGCCTTAAGCGTTGCCACAGGACTATCCCAAATCTGCCCTCTAGAGTATCCTAGCTCGTTCCCAAGATGTGACGGCAACGGCTCGACGGCGTTCAGAATTGTATTCCCTTTGTTGTCTATATCAATAGCGGCAAACGAGTCGCCGCCTTTGCTTAACGGGCTAATTATTGTTTCTAATGGCGTTCCTTTAGTCGCGATCGCCTCTTCTTCTAACTCTCCAAACTTAGGCTTTAAATCTGCCGTTTGCCCTTGCAAGTAAAGCTGCCCAGACTGACCTTTAAGCGATCGCACTGCATTCCCATCGGGTACAGAATTATCAATCTTCACCCCAAAGACTTTAGAGCCGTCCGGTTCGGATGCTTCATAGTTGCCAGTAGTTTGAGAGCGATCGCCTATTACCGCAGCCCCCTGGTTCCGCTTGGCATCTACTACCGCCTGATATTCCAAGCGGTTAAGCAGTCGTCTGGATTCAATGCGACCCCTTGCGGGTATCTCGGAGAGCGCGCCCATTAAAGATTCTTACCTGCGAACTGCAAAATATAGCTTTTAGAGTTACCCGCCGCGATCGTGATGGGAGCGCCCAAAACATCTAGAAAATCAATAGTTCCAGTCACACTCCCAATAGTGGCGACACCATCCTTCAGAGTGAGGACATACCCAAAAACGATATCAGGGTTCGGGGCGTTTGCTGTGAGAGTCCAAGCGCTTGTGTTTTTCCTAGCCTCACTACCAGACGTAAACGCTGCGCCCATGCCTGCTAGTTCCTTCCTGAAGTAGTCCGGGTGGGTTAGTTCGTGGTTAACCATAACCGCGATCGCATCTTCAGAATTTAACGCCTGCTCATTGATCCGCAATGTTCCAGAGCCGCCGTCGGTAAAGTTGATAGGGGATGTAGAGGCGATCGCATCGGCTAGGGTTGTATACAACTTTAGGGTTGTCGCAGTCAGTACCCCGACAAAATAATCAACCGCGCCGCTTAAGGTTCCTGATGGTGAGATACCAGGCTGCGCTACGGTAGTGGTCACTCGGATCCTAGTGCCTGTTACTAGCCCATGCGCCGCCGTGGTTAGTTCGTCGGTAGAAAAATCAACGGTATAAGTCAAGTTAGTAAGCAGCAAACTATTCAGCAGCGCAGCATATCCAAATGTTCCAGATACGGGATAGTCGGTGTTTAGTTTGCTCTTTAGAGCGGCGATCGAATAAGGCATAGAGTCCTAGTTGTAAAAATAAACGTCATCAAACTTGCATCGTCTACCGCTGATCTGAAACTCGCCAGCGCCTGCACCAATAACAAACGGGGTCACGGTTAAGGGCGTTGTGTTAGTCACACCGTCAACAGTTAGTTTTAACTGGGATGCGGTTACCTCAGCAAAAACAATCTGCCATCGGGTATCGGTAACTTCATTAGAAGCGAAAACAACATCGCTGCTAATTGACGATTCAAACACCCTCAGAGAAATTACACCCCCAATAATGGATAGTTCCCACTCTAAGTCCCCTGTGTTTGGATCATGCCGTCGCACCCGTCCACCGTTGAAGGATGCGTTTCGTTGGAACTTTAGCGATAGAACCCATGGGGCATTGTGCCTGAATACGTCTGAAGTGTTGCTTAAAGTATTGGAGAATGTCGAGCCGCCGCCAAATTCAGCAGCATTTCCGACGCGCCCCGCCACGCTGATCACGCTGCCGATTTTTGTTAGAGTGCGACCCCCGATCGCATCCAACCAAGCTGTAGTGTTTAAAGTCCAATGCGATCGCGCCGTTCCCGCGATCGTGCCTGTAGCCGTCTCTATCAACTCAGCAGCCCTAACAGCAGAGTAATTCCCTAGAATGTCTACCTCTAAGATTGACCCAGCCCGAACGATCGCGTCGGCTAGTAAAATCTCAGGCGGCGGCTGTTCAATGAATGCCATCGACCTAACCACGGTAGACATAAACAGCGGTACTTCGATTAGTTCTACCGACCTTTCAACGGTTGGTAGGCTTAGGATTGATAGCTGTACCAGCCTTGCTTCACGCTCTATTGTGGCGATCGTGGGTAATAGCTCTATCAACTGAAGCGATCGCACTATTGCCGCCTGCCGTTCCAAAACTTCGATCGCCACTGGAGTGATGGGAGAAATTAGCGGGGTAGTGTTGAGAACTTTTGGGACACTGCCCAGGCGTTCGCCAGTGAAGCTGAAAACCAATGTAGTGCCCTTCATTTCAATAATTGGGGCATCAATCATCACAGCGTCAGTGTCAAGATAAGCCGTTGCGAATGGTGGACACCCCGCAGATACCCACTCAATAGGCAAGGGCATCTCAACGATTAGCCCATCACGCCGCGCTATTTCTCTGAAGGCAATTCTAGAGGCTAGTGAGTTTGCTGTGCCTTGAGAGGGCAGAAAACCAACGTTCTCAACTTGCACTTTTGACACAAATGGATTCCAGCCGATTGATTGAATTAAGGCAACGCCCTTGAATGATTCTGTGATCAATTCAACTTCGGGTGATTCTACCTTTTCCTCAGGTTCTACAGGGCGTTCGTATCGTGCCGTGATTCCCGTCTTGGGGCTGGTAAATTTAACCTTTGCGGCAACTAAATCAGCCTTTAAAGATTTGAGCTTGACCTCAGCAGCTTCTACTTCCTTCTCTTGTGTGGTGACGGAGATAATTTTTGAGCCAATTTCTGTTAGTGGCAATCCGCCCGTAATGGTTTCTTCACTTGAAACAATCAAAGAGGCGCGGCGTCCCCTTCCATCGTCTGAATATGTAACATTCTCTTCTCTCCAGTTTGGGGTCACAACTCCTAGTGGTTGCCATACCGTTTTCTTGGTTATTGATTCATCGACAATAGACGATGTGATCAGGCTAGCATCTGGCGCTAGGTCTGGAAAAATAACGCCCCTTGGCTCCTTAACGACAATAACGGTTCTGTATAGCGCTGAATTAAATCCCTCAATAGGTTGCGGTTGAGTGTTGCCAGCCACTTCAGGCGGTAAAACTGCTGTGTTGGGTTCGGATGCATCTCGATAATAATTATTTATCGACTTCTCTTGTGATACGACTAAATTTAAATATTTCTGTGTTGGAAACAAAGCCGCCAAAGGCTTGCGACTGGTTACCGTTGTTTTGACAGCCCTTCCCTTTTCGTCTAGCTGCTTAACAGTGACTTGCTCTCTAAAATCTGGCTGCTCAACTAAAATCTTTTCAACCGCAGCCTTCGCATTCTTTGCCGCCGCTGCGATAAATTTGAACTTGGTTTCAGCCTTCTTTATGTCTGCTTTGATGAGCGCGATCGCCTCTACCTCATCCTCTTCTGTCGTTTCATACGGTTTTGCGATTTCATGACTCCCCGCCACAATCACCTTCTCAGCAGCGAAATGAATCGCATCCTCATCAGGTACTGCCTCAAATTGCCCACTAGGACGAACGAACAACGGCATAGGCGAACCTTGCCTGCTATTTACCCGGATCACCCCATTAACATCGGTGTATAACCATTGCCAATAAACGCCGCAAAGCTTCTGAGCATCGGCAATGGGAGTACGTGTGGTTAGTTCTCCGTCTAACGCAGCATCGGGTAAGAATGCCCCTAGGTCGAATGATGTGCCCGTACCGCCGATCGCATGAGTGAGCAGAGCCGCGATCGCCGTTCCGACCCGCTGCCCACCATAGCTAAAGTCCCCAATCTCTTCAGAGGGGCGATCGAACTCTACCAGGTCTAGTACTTGGGTTAGTTTCCCGCTGCCCTTACCGTTGTAATAGCGGTAAGAGTCTATCCGCAGTCGAAGGGCAGGCAAGCCAAAGAAATTAAGTTGAATCTGGGCCACGCCGCGCCGCCATCTAGCAGGCGTTGCAAATTCTGAAAAATCATTATCAGTGAGTGGACAATTCTGGGTCCTGACTATCTCAAAATCGCCACGCCAGACTAAAGGCGTTGTGATATCTGAGTTACCACTGCTGACAGACAACGAAGTTAAGTAAGGGGAAAAGTCTACACCCCCTACCAGGAAATCAAAGTCTTTAACAGAGTAGTCAAGGGTAGTCATTAAGGTGCCCAGCCTCTAGAAAAGTCGTATTCTAGGACTTGCTCTATCGTTGTATAGGCGGCAACGGTGCGATAGTGAAAGGCTCTATTTCCTAGCACGTAAGAGGTATAGAGTTTTAGAGCCGTCGCTTTGTCTATCACAATAGTGGCGATCGCACTTAAAGGGATACCCGCAGCTTCAGCTTCTATCGAAAGATAAGGGGCATCGTTCGGATCGTTGCTGGCTTTATATTTAATTGACTCAGATTCCTTCCCGAACCAGGTATCTCGTTCAACGGATGAATAACCCTCTACCGCAGCCTCTAGCAGAAATAAGGCATGATTTTGGATCGCTGTTTGAGTTTGCGCGATCGCCCGTTCTAACGTCATTATCGGCTCGGTTGGGTTTAGATATGCCGTCACCCTCAGATCGTCTTCATCCACTCTGATCCACCATTCAACCTCAGCAGTGGGAGGGGCGATCGCGTAGCCGATAGCTTTGCCGTTTTCGTCTTGTCTGATGTAAGGCATTTAATAAGCCCCCCTAGGATGGATAAAGCCTCTAGTCCAAAAAACGCCCGTTATGTTGGCAGCCGATGCATAGAAGCGGATCTGAGCTGAGGTATTAGTTTGGATTCCAGTTAGACTCCAAACGCCTGCAAGGGCTGCAAACAAGATATCTGCATCAACGCCAGGGAATCCACCCAATATGTTGCCCACCGCTCCACTCGCTGCTAATCGTCCGATGGCAATCACATTAAGCCCGGTCGGAACTGTAAGCGTTATCAAATTACTTGTCGTCGTCGTCGTATTGGCATTATTAAAATCCTGTATAGCCGCCGTCCACTCAAAGCGGTCGCCCGTCTGTACAAAGTTGCGAATATTGCTAGATGCATCAGTCATAAATGATCCGATGATCCGCCCAACCCAACCGCTCGGAATATTGGCACCTGACACAGACGAATCAAAACCCGCATCAACCGCGCCTGTCGTTGTATTGCGAATGAGAAATACGTGCCATGTCTGGTTTGCCCCCACCGCAGCGGCACCCGTGAACCGACCAGTGCCCGCCCCCTCACTCCATAAGCTAGAGAGGTTTTTGTTTCCCGAACTACCCCAAACTGCGATCGCCCGATTCCCCGCCGTTGCAATCACAGCCCGACCCGCGCCTATGGCGATTACGCTGCTAGTAACATAGCTGAGTGTCAACCCTTCAGGCGATCCGATTGGCTCATCTCCGACCAGTTGCACAGTTCCACTTGTATTAGGCAGCAGAATTGTCCTTGCTGCCGTGGGGTTCCAGGTCAAATCCCCCTGAAATCCATTCTTGAATCTCAGAGTTCTTGCCCCGGTGCCACCAATCCCGATTTGGAAGGTGTTGGCGATCGTGCCTAGTAAATCAGTGAGCTTACTCATCAGCTAGGGACTACGTAATCTATCTCAATCCTTGCAGCCCCCGCGTTTGCAGCCCCCGCAGAATAAGTGGCGATCAACGCTTCAGTTGTGCCGATCGCTGCCCGACCGGGATAGACTTCAAAAATAGTGGTAGCTACTGCCGTTAAGTCGACCTGAGTAGAAGCCATGTATTTGCTAGTCGTGCCAGTAATGCCAATCGATAGCGAGGGCGTACCGTTGAAAGCAGTATCAACCGTGACGCTCACAGCCTCTACCACTGCATTTATAGGCAGGGTGAACAGGGTCAAGGGTGAAGCCGTGCCAAAGGCTAGGTTGGTGGTATCGCTCGAAATCTTATCAGCACCCGCCGCGATCGTAATCCATGAGGTATTGCCCGATCCGTCCGTTGATTGCACTTGCCCCGGTGAACCCGCACTAATCGGCAGTGTGTAAGTGTAGTTTGCCGTCATGCCCGTGGGCGATCGCCTAAAGGTAACAGCCCAGTCGGCTCCACTAGCAGCAGCATCAGAGTTTAAGACAATTTGATCGCCAGAGTTATTAAGCTGTGAGGCTGTGATCGCTGCGTCGGCTGCGTCGTTTGTACTTCTGACAAGTAGGTTACCGCTGCTATTTTTCAGCAAAACCCCGCCGATCGCAATCTTAAAAGATGCTGCGGTAGTTCCAATAAAATCTAAAAACTTTGACACGATTAAACCTCAATAAGAACAAATCCTGAACCTTGAGTGCAACCGCTGCCGGGTGTGATGCTTAAGTTAACCTGAGTCTCGGTTGTGTAAGAGTGCCCTGGATTAGTTTCGTACTCAGCTATCTCGAATGGGTCATTCTGAATTGCGGTAATTAGGCGATCGGGCGTTCCCGCATCACCTAACCTCAGCATTGACCCCACGCCATTGAACGGTACTTGGATCACAATCGTGGCAGTGAATACCGTTGAATTGATTGGGAGCAGGGCGATCGCTTTAGGTGAAGCATCCCCAAAACTAAAGGGCACGGTGATAATATGCGCCGCGCCTGTATCTGTAGGCTCTGAGTCAGAGTCGATAAGCGGCTGATAGCTGCCGGGTTTGTACCGGGCAAAGGGAGATAGGAAGGCTTCAGGCAAGATACCCGAACCCGCGCCCGTATTACCATAGTTAACGCTGTACTCTTTATCTACCGAGCGGCTGGCAATGCCACTGAAGAGATCAGACTGGCTATAGTCCAAGGCAGCCCCTAACGCTGCTTTGAGCCGTCGCAATTCTGGAGTATCCACCAATGGATCAACGCCGGAAAAGTATCTTACTCGGATCTCAGTAATCGGGTAAGATAACCCGCCCTTGATCTCGATTCGACCGGAGCGATCGCACAAATATTCAGCCCGTCGAATGGGCTTCCATTCACCACGTTTCATCTTGCGATAAGTGCGACTTAGCCCACCGCCAAAACGCCCTTCGACAATGGGAGCGGGGCTTAAAACGATGGGCGTATAGAGCAACTGGCAAGCGTCAAACGACTCAGAGAGCCGCTTGGTTTCGCTATACTGCCGACGCTCTAGCGGTCGCTTTATCGTCGCTTCTACCAAACCTTGCACTGACGCGATCGCCATATCCAACGCCGCCCCGGTTAACGAGACGGAGGGGAAGTAGAGAGTTTTGTCAGCAGCGGTTATCAGTGCCATGTTCTATGGGGTGATATTGCGAGGGCATCCAACGAGGGCGATCGGGCAGATCGGCTGACCAAAAAGCCCAGAGAGGATTTTATGATCACAGTTAGGGCAATAGTTACCCGCGATCGCCTGTAATTCCGGCGTATGTTCTATGGGAGAATCACCGCTTAATTCTGCTAGTACCGTGTCGGCATCCTCAAGGGGTGGGCTGTCGGCATCCTCAATAGGTGGGATGGGTGGTAGGGGCTTGTTTCTAGTCATAAATTCCTAGAGTGCGACTGCGGTTGTGTGGACTTCGATAACCCGTAATTGCTGAGGGACTGTAGAAGAATCACTGTACCCCGTTGGGTCAACGTCAACAGCTACAAAACCCTCCTCACTAAACCACGCATACCGCCCAATTCTGCCGAAATCGTCGTTATTGTCACGCCGGATCGTCATGGGCGATCCAATGCCACGCCCGATCGTGTTGGCTCCGAAGGCGTAAGAGGTTCGGGTTAACCGAGAAACAGCGGCGATCGTTTCGTTTTGCGCTCCGTCAGTACCCGCAGCGCCGCATCCGAAAGCGTTGGTTTCAAACAGATGAAAGTTATTAAACATCCCCAAGTATCCTGAAGCCCGATCCATTTCCCCGCCGCTGGAAAGGTTCAGGATGTTGGTTACATCTTGAATCTGTTGGGAGTTTGCTGGGGCGTACTTATCTAATGAGTTTTTGTACTGCGCCGCTGCCAATGTGTTGATCGCCATTCCGTAGCAGCCATCGGCGTACGTCGGGATCTGGATTGCCCTCATGTAAGCATAAAGATTGTTCAGAAAATCATCCGTCATGGTGCCTCCGTCACTGACAGCAAGATCGCCTATAGTTGCAGTCACAGCCCCGTTATCGTTATAAACTACCCGCGATGTTGGCTCCCATAGTTTGCGAATGATTAGATCCTCAAACTGGTAATAATTCTGGATGAGATTGCGATCGAGGATCGCCATTAGGTTAAGCATTGAGTACGCTGCAACAAACTCAGGAATGCCGATCGGTGCCGTTGCTGCCGTTTTGCCCATGCCGTATTCTTGAACCATACATTGCACAATGCCAGTCAAAATCGTGCGATTAATCAGGCTGGTGGCAACATAAGTGCCCGATCCACTCAACTGATAATCAGCCGGATCGGTAACAGGTGCAAAGAATGCAGCCCGTGGGATATCGATCGTATCACCGCGCCCTTTGGTGAAGTTGACGGCAACATCGGGGAACTGATGAAAGATAAAGTTAGGTCGGTTGTTTTGTCGCATTACTGCCGACAACTGATCCAGAAAACCACCAGGCAGATCGGAACGAACTACCGCAGCGTCAAGGCTGACAACCCCATTGCCATTGAATAGCCCGTTAGCTTTTCCCCAAGATTCCAGATCCTTAATTACTTGGGGTTTGTTCTGACGAACAAAGCGATCTAGTTCCCGTGTGTCGTATGCAGCAAACTGACTGCCATCCTTAGCCCTCTTAACTAGCTTGGGAGCGCGATCGATAATGCTCATTATGTCAGCACAGGCTCCGACCGGGCGATCGCCATTCATCGTGGTAGTTAAGCCAGTCGAAGCGGGTGCCGGGTTGCCAGTCATTCTGTCCAGTCCAAAAGTTTTAATCAGCCCTTGACGCGCCTGCTCTTCTGCCGTCGCCTTAGCCGTTGCCGCTGCTGTTGCCGCTGTTGCCGTGTCTAGCTGCCCTTGCAATTCTGCTTTTTGAGCGTCTAACTCAGCTTTGTGATCTGCCTTCTGTGAAGCTAAAGCAGCCGCGATCGTGTCTTTGATTTGCTCCAAGGTAATGCCCACAGGCGCGATCGCTTCAGGTGCCGTTGCTTCAGAGTCTTGAACTCTAACGACTGTAGAGCCGCCCTGTTCGGTAATGGCTTGGGTGTCTTTGCCTGTCTTGGCTTTGACTAAGGCTTGAAGGCGATCGCCCTCTGTCATTGTTTGAACGTCTAAAACTTTGTGCTGAGGCTTGGGTTGCAGTGCGGTCATGCGGCTTCCGAGTTAATGAACAATACGGATATATATTACCCGCGCAGTCATTATAGGCTTCATGCCCTACCGCTGGCGCATTTTGAGCCTAGAGCCTACAAAAAAGCCGATCGCTACACGCGATCGGCTTTTTTGTGAGTTTTAACTATGCGCTCGGTGTTCAAACCTTTGATGGCAACTGCATAACAAGCGGCAAACCTTGACTCCCTTTCAGTTTGCAAAGCACGAAAACAGTGACCAACTCGAAAGATAGGTGTATTCAGGGGAGCGCTTCGATACCAGTATCATATCACTTTGATCTGGAAATTCCGTGCCCGCAGTCAAAAGCGATCGCCCCATAGAACAATCAACCCCTCAGAACCTCAGCACCGGGTAGGTTGCCGCTAACTACTAGCGATACTTCTATCCCTGTATGGAACCCTTGCCTCACGTAATAAGGCGCAAAGTTCATATCTGGGTCATTGCCATAAAGATGCAAAAGCATGGGGTGGGGTGGAATGTGTGGGCAGTTGGCATCCTCAAAACTTAGCTCACACAATGGACACCCATACTCCCCTGAAGTCAGCCCCCCCGTACTAATTCCCCGCGCTCTGGATTGCGCGATCGCATCTACAGCAGCGCTTTCAATAGGAAAAGCCGCCATGATAATCAACCCTATAAACCCGTCCTTTGCCACAATTTGACGGTTGATATCAAAGAAGTCGGCAGCATTAAGGATATGAGTAGGGGCATCCATCGATCGCAATAGGAAGGCATCGTAAATCAGCCCTATAGAATCTTGAACGTCGTCCCAATTGTGATTCAGTTGCGCTGGCTTGCCAGGGAATTGCCGTGCCATTGCTTCAAGGCTATCGGTATCCCACACGCCGTTAGAATAGCTCATCAGGTTATGCGATGCCATGATGGGCACTGATACAAAGCGATCGGCGGTGTAGTTTATGCCCTTTGGTGCATGAGCCTGAACCTTTGCCAGTTGATCAGCGTTCGGGGTTCCCATGCCGGGAACTTGAGCGATCGCCTGTGCATAGCTAAGGCGTGTGAATGTAGCGTTGGTAAATACCATCTGTTCTATGGGGCGAATGGGAAGCGATTTCATACCAGAATACCCTTAACTGAAAAATGCCAATTGTTCCAACCGTGCCAGCTTACCCAAGTCTGACCTAATGCCACTAGAACGATCGCACACCCAAAGCACTTCAGTACGAGCGCGATCGCCCATCTCTTCCTCTGTCCTCATCTTGCCTCTGTCCACCCCGACCCGACCCTTACCACTGGCAGTACAAAGCGTAGACACTTCGATTCTTTGCTGCGCTGATTGGGGTTCTATCGCTTGTGGGTAGCAACTGAGGACGTAAGACGATTTGCAATTATCCAGGGCATCACAAAGGTTTTCCCAGTCGTCGGTAGTGTAGCCAGCATAATGCCCTTGGTTTGTGCTGATATATGGCGGATCGACAAAATAAAGTGTATGGGCTGAATTCCAGCGCTCTATACATCGCAAGGCATCCTCACTGGAAATATGAACATCTGCCAATCTATCAAGGGCAGCTTCGAGCGATCGCTTTTTGTTGTTCCAGAGGGCGGCTGAGTTCTTACCAATAACGCTACTACCCCACCCTGCAAGAAGTTTATTCGCAAAACTCATCTGCACTTGCACATAGAGCGCCCATGCAATCGTTAGATCGTCATGCTCCACAGAAGCCTTGAGGATGTCCTTTGCCTTGCTGTAGTCGCTTTGACTGTACAGAGTTGCATCAATCAACCGCAGCAAATCATCCTTCTGTAACTTGGCAACACGGTAAAAAGTGATCACCCAATCATTTGTATCATTGATGATTTCTCGATAGTCGTCATTATTACCCACCGATCGCCTTCCCTTGGCAAACAGCACAGCAGCCCCACCGCAAAACGGTTCACAGAAAACCGTATGAGGGATTTCGTTGAGCAAAGGGATAATGTGTTGGGTCAACTTTTGTTTGCCACCGTAATACGAAAAGGCGCTTTTCATTGTTTCAAAGTAGTGGTTAATCCTTGCCTCAAGCCATGATCAGTCCATCCCCACGATCGCAGCATTGAATCGGTAGGCTTAGTCAGTTCTTTGCTAAAACTTTTAGAGCAACGGCAACGCGATCGGCATCGACAGCGATCGCCTGGATTCGGCAGCGTACCCAACGGCATCCACCCTTGACCCTGGTATCGGATGCAGTCGGCACAGGATTCAGATGAATGGAGCGATCGCTTTTCCCAAATGTAGCCAGCCGCTCTATGCCCTTCTAATGCCCCAAGTTCCCGACTGCCGTGCAATGCATCCGCATACATTGACAGGCGCGATCGGATTTGATCGGGTGATAACTTACCTTGCAGGATCTCTTGAGAGAAGTTCCGAAGGTATTGGTACTCCTTCTTAAGCTCCGCGCCCATGATGCCATAATCACGCTGGGTCAACTGCTTAACGCCGCCCTTGCCTAGTGCGTAGCTGTTTATGTGTGCTTCCTTCAGTTGCGTTGCTACAGCCCTCTCAAAGGTCGAAACATTGATCGCCTTACTCAGCAGCAAATCGGCTAGGTCGCTTATCTTATCTTTGCTTCGACCAATGTACTTTTCTGTCAGTGCTTCAACCTGTGCTTTGCTGGCAAACTGCCCAGCGCTGGGCCCAGATGTAAATCGGTAACGTTGGCTTGTGGCATTCCATGAGAACTCGTTAACTGGCATCGGCTTTTATCCACACAAAAGAGACGAAAAGAAGCAAGCCCATGAGCAGCCCCGCGATGTACCAAGGTAAGGCGCGATCGTCTCCCATCTGTGCCGCCCAAGCAAATAGAACGGCAAACACAACGATCGCCATACGAGCCAATAGAACTAGGGTTTTGAACAGCAGATCATCAAGTCTCATTGTCTGCTCTCAGAATGCCCTCAAACTTTGGATCGGGTGGATCACCTTCCCACGCATCTACAGCCCCTAAAACATCGTCGTCTGTAATAGTGGCGATCGCTATCAATTCAGCTAGGGGTGTCAGTGTCTCAGGATCAGGGGTGAATTTTTCAGCCATGATTGCGCCCATTCCCATTCAAATTCAAGATAGGCAAGCGATCGCCCGTCTCATCCTTCTCTGTGTCAGTGATACCAGGCGCGTTACTCTCAGCTAATGCCGTGTCCTTACCCTCGAATACATTGACAGCAATCTTAGGATAGGTGAGCTTTAACCGCCCTCGCCATCTCTCTTCAGGGATGCCCAGCAAGGCGAACTGAGTATAGAGCATTTGAACAATGCCCTCAGTTACACAACCTCTAATGCTGTTGATATGACGGGCAAACTCTAAGGCGGGTTGACCTGATATCTCTTTCGCTCCCAATGATGGCAAACCCAAAAGATAGGGAGGAACGCCGCTCAACATGATTAGGCGCGATCGCCACAGACTGACGCTGTCAGCCATCGCTTTCAAATCTGGGTTACTGCTGAGACGTTGCACCATGCCAGAGGGAAGCATGAAGTAGTCAGTAATAATCCCATCGGTGCGCTTCCTTTCCTGATCGTCTTTGTACGCCTCAAGGTAGGCTTCGTCAGCGTCTTCAGGCATGATATGCAAGTCAGCCGCGATCGAACTTTCAGAAGCGAACAATAGAGCCTCTGTTGCCCTCTTCAGTCGTCCCCAATCTTCTAACCCTTCGTTGTAAAGCGATCGCCCATACAAATTCTTGCGACGATAGCGCCAGTGGATAATCTTGGCAGGTGGGAAACTCACAGCGGGGTTCTCTTCATAGAGCCGCCGCCGTTGATCGAAGCGTTGCAGTTCGCCTTGCACTTCGACCCTAAACATTTCCCAAGTGGGCAAAAACATCAGCCCATTAATTTGATTCGCTCTTTCATCGATTGAGATTTCTGCAAAGCAATCGCCATAGCTGAGGATGCGTTCGGTTGCCATCATGAGGGAACTGAGGGGTAAGACACGGGCGATCGCAGCCATCCCAATCTCATAGACCATTGCATCTAAGGGCGTGCCATCGTTGCAAGTATCCGACAGGGTAACGCCCTGGTCATCCCCATCAGCACTAGAGAATGCTGAGGACACTAGCACTTGGGTAGCCTTCGCAGCTTCAGGGCAATACTCCGTTAGCTCCAATAGTTCCCGCGCCTTTTCGCAGTCTCTAACGGGATGCTCACTTATCTCTAGGTCGAAGTTTCGCCCTCTGACTGTGACATGATCCTGCCGCTGGAATTGCGCGGCGGCTAGAGGGCGTTGAGAACCTTGAAAGAGCAACTTAAAAGCGCCTGTGATTCTAGCCCACAGGTTTTCTACTTTACGGCTTGGCTTGGTTTGCATGATGATGGTTTGAGATTACCTGAATTTTACCCGTCGCTCAAAACTAAGATCTAAAATTCTATGACTCAGTACAGAATTGCAACGAATGGCGATCGCTATCGCATTGAAAAGAGAGGGTTCCTAGGACGTTGGGAAAGAGTCTCATCTGAGAGAGTGCTGTGTCCATCTGGGTCTGAAGCTATCCTGCCAGCACACTACATGGGTTACATGAGTGAGACAAACAGTTTGTGGGATCATCGAGATCTAAACCAGACACAAGACGTTCTTAGGCTAGTAATTGAGTTTGATACCTGGACAAAACATCAGAGATCTAGGAAATGGCGATCGCTCTAACGCCGCCTAGTCGAAGCGTGGGAAGTGTACCGCAGTGGAACAGGGCGTGGGTTGAATAAATAAGCCAACATATCCGCATAGTCAGGCGAACCGATGCCCCGCGATCGCATTTCATCTTTACTCTCTATCAACATCTTGCCAGTGCTGGCGAACTTACGCTTAGGGCTAGAGATTTGAGCGATCAAAGTGGCGTGGCTAGGAATGCTGATCAACTCATCTAGGGGGTGTTCCGCAATCCCATTTACAAAGTCATAAGTCTTTTTGAATCGCTCATGCAAACATCCCCACCATTCAGCACGGGCATTGTAGAACTTTTCCTTGCTCGTTTTGCCCTCACCATCCCACTTTCGATCGCTTGGAGAGGATGAGCCGTGCAGTGCTGTAAATCTGAATTCAATATCAGGGATACTCGCCAGCGTTCCTGCTACACCCGCGCCCACCCCATCCGCATCAAAGAATAAATGAGTTAAGCCATTAGCCCTCATCAGCTCCACTACCTTAAAGCTCGTTTGAGTGGTATCAATGCCCTGCCAGCTATCCATAAAGGTAACGTTTGAGCCTTGCCTGATACCAAACACGTTGCTATTTTTCCCAGTAGTCGCTACGTCTAAAGCAGCAATGCGATCGCCCATCGTCGGCAGTTCTAACCCGATCGCAGCGTCCACCCATTCAGCCGGAATATAGATACCCTCGACTGATGCCCCGTAGTCAATATCTACTTCAGATGCGATCGTCACTGGGTCATACTTCACCTTCATTCCCGCATACCAATCGGCATCTTTGCGCGGGTCTTCTTTCCAGTGCATTCTAAAGATCCATTCCTTCGGGTAGTTCATCCGCTTCTGATAAAAGAAGTTCATCCCGTTAACCGAGCTAGTGTAGAAAACTACCTCAGTGTTATTTGACAACGCAGCATCTACCTTTTGAGGGCGTTCTATAAATGCTGCTTCATCCAAATCGTAGAGCGTCGATCGCCCACCCCGTCCGATATTATCGCCGCCCTCACCTGTGATAGATGAGCCGTTGCTAGGGTTAAGCAGCTTACAAAAGTTATCGTGCTTACTCCAATCGAAGTCTAGTGGTAGCATCCATTTAGGCAGATACCGCAGCAAGATCCTAATCTTCTCAAAAATACTATCTGGGTCACCAATGCGATCAACCAAATCTTCTTTACGACTACCGAACGCGCCCTTGTAGCCGTCCTCATATAGCCAACAGTGAACCTGGGAACAAACGTTTAACCAACTGATTCCCATATCACGCGATTTTTCGATCAGACCGTTCTCTCCCATAGAACGCCTTTTCGATCGCCACTTCAAATATTCAGCTTGCTTAGGGAATAGCAGCATTGGCAACATAGAGGGCGATCGCCTGGGGTCGAATGTCCATACCCAATCATTGATCCAAGTGTTGATGTCGTGGCGGCAATGTTCCATGACAAGCGCTTGCAACCTCACGTCAGCATTGCAAAGGATTAACCTATCCCAACGCTTCTCTATAACGACGGGATAGTTCGGCTGGTGAGGCTGTGGTGATGCGATCGCGCTCTTCATTAATGCTGCTCTCTTCTATTTCATCAAGGATATGTTTAGGCAGTTCATATCGCATAGATACCATTCTGAGCAATCCTAGGGACGCTTGCACCCTTACCCCGCCGCTCTCGTTTGAGTCCTTGGCAATGTTTCGTAGGGTTCGACGTGCTAGGGCATAGTCTGAGATGCCGCCTGACGTGCCAATCGGACTGACGTTGGATGGGGGGGGCAAAACCTCGACAGTTGCTCTATGAGACGCTTGAGGTTCCCCCAATCCTTTCTCTAACTGTGGCTCTAAAGCTTTAACGGCTCGAAACCATGTGTAAATAGTTTTATAAGAAATATCTGGATAGGCGCGGGAAAGTTCAGATGCAGTCTTACCCGATCGCAACTGCTCACAAACCTCTTCTTTGTATTCCTGCCATTGCGATATACGCGACATTTCCTAGGCTTCAGAACTTTCCTAATGTTTCCCAATTTACCCCATAGAACAAAGACCGATCGCCCTTCACCAAAAAGCGATCGCGCTGTGGGTTTCTTTGGGTCGGTGTCTAGTGCAATAGCCCCCCGATCGCCTGGTTAGCTCATCGCATTGCTGCCCTTTGCGATCGCCTGTTTTCCAAATATGTTGACACTGCCTTAGTGCACTGTTCTTCCAAGTCTTAGGGCTTGACTGTTTTGGTGCCCATTCTACAAACTCAACTAGGCAATGGGCGATCGCCTCAAATGGCTCTTCTTGATGCTGTGAGGATAACATGACGTTGGACTTGACGGGCGCAGAGCTATACACCCAAGAAACGGAGATATGAGGGTTCTGGTTCTGGCAAGGTAGCCAGTTCGGTATGATAGCTCGTAGCGCCTGATTTTCTCCATTCCAGGCTTCAGAGACAATGGCGATCGTCACTGGTAGCCCAATGATGTCGGCATAGGGCGATCGCTCCACCCCATACGCCAGCGTTAGACGCTGGGCTTGTGTGTTTCTGTAGCGGGCTGGCACTGCGATCGGGGGGATGGGTGCCAGCCAGAGGATGCCTGTCATGCTAGAGACACCGCCGATTCAGGGATGGGCAAGCTCGACCGTTCAATCCGGCGAATAAAATACCATGGGTCTTGACCCTCGGAAACTATCCAGTTAGCCCCAAGAATCCATTCACGCAATTCGCCTTCCGAGACAGCGATCGTCATCAATGTGATGCCGTCGTCAATCCTAATTAGGGTCGCTTCTTCAGGGGAAGCGGACACGAATTCTTCTCCACTTCCGTACTGCCCACCAGTGGACGTAAATTCCGAAAGGTTGCCGTCCCCTTTCGAGAAGTAACCCTTCGGGTTCCACTGGGTCACTTCCTCTATTTTCCCTAGCTTTACAGATACTTTCATTTGATTCGCAGCAGAGTGGTAATGGTTTTCTCTGCTCTCTTAAATACCAATCTACTACCAATCTACTACCATGTCAAGCGATCGCCCCATAGAACAGAACGCGATCGCCCTAATCGTTTCGACTCCAATCTCTAGCCACATTCCGAGGGTTTGCAACCTTCCAAGCCGTCTCTCTACCATTTCTACCCACGCTCTCAAATCCAAAGCCGTGCCGGATGAATACTGCCCCCGTAGGATTGACCCCAATCAACGCCCTAACCTGACTTGTGCTGAGTAGCCAGCCATGAGCCGCAGCCCTCTCCAATGCCTCAAGGTTTGCCAGTGGATCAACGGGTACAGCTATGGCAAGGGCGATCGCCTGCACTAACTCTATAAGCACAGGCGTACTAATATCATCAGTCGTCGGATTGTCGGACGATAGTTCTACGGTGTGTTGATACGGGGAAAAATTGGCGATCGTCGCTCCCTTTATTTTGAGATGAGTATTCAGCCCATCTAGGGTGTCAATGTCTTCTCTGGAGTAGACAGGGTGTTTATCTGGGTTGATTGGAAAGCCGCGATCGCGCAGCTTCTTGATGCGATCGAAAACGGTGGAGCGGGTCACGGAGTAACGAGACTCTAGCCCTTCGAGGGTTAAGCCTGCGATCGTGGCGGTGGGGGTGTGCGTGATGTAGGCGGGTTCTGTTTCCATGTTCTATGGGGTGGGGTTGAGGGATTCAATAGGAAAAATACGATCTAACTCTTGCAGCTCATCTGCGGTCATCTTCTGATATTCACCCTTCAGAACAAGCAGCCACATCTCCCCAAAGGTCACGCCCCTTTTATCCGCCAAATATTTAACCCGCTCTTTATAGATCCAAATCCGATAGGCAGTGGCAGACATCTTGGCTTCTTTTTCCATGTTCTATGGGGTGGGGTTGAGGGCAGCTTGGGCGATGATATCGAAGGCTTTGGTGAAGGCTGGATCACCCCCCGATCGCGGTCTGTTCTGGGCGATCGTGGCTTTGTACGCAGCTTGCTCTTGTGGGTTCATGTCCACAAACGCTTTTTCCACAGGACGCGCCGCAGCCGGAACAATTGCCCTCTCCTTTGACTCTTGAGATTGACGGTAAGCCTCATCCCAAAATTGGCGATCGGTGTTGAGACATTTGAGCGCATAGGTAAGCTCTCTTTTCATTTGTCTCCACTCTTGATTCGTAATTCGATAGTGCAGCTCTGATGTTTTCATTTCAAATCTCTCATAGGAAAAATAACATTCAGTCGTCATTCTCATCAGTCTCTTCAACTGGTTTAAAGCCAGCATCCTCTAGTAACTTTTGTTTGAGTGCTTCTACAGTGATGCCGATATCGTCGGCTCTGTCGGTGAGCATCAGCAATATTTGATCGTCATTCGCTTCAACTCTGGCTTGAAGCGTATTCTGAGCCAGCCCAGTCTTGCTGGTTCTCTTCATAGCAGCCCACCATATCAGGCGCTTCTCATGCCATGGGGGGAGGTTGATCGGGAATCTTTTAACCATCTCTTATATGTCCATCCTGTAGCCAGATTTGTTTCATTAATCGTCTTCACCCATGATGCCTTGCCTGTTCTTCTTGAAGAATATTCTATCAATTAGAATCCTGAATAGGATGTTTCTACGGATTCTATTTTGTATGCTATTCTGCAATCAGATCAGACAGGCAACCCGCCAAGCAATGCCGCCGACTCTAGGCAGGCAATGCGACTAGGCAAACAAACAGGCAATGCCGCCGACTCCCGATAGGTAACGGACTATGCAAGTGATGGAAGAAAACTTTTTTAACTCCCGTGAATTGCGGTTAATTCTGGCAAAGCATCGTGGTAAAGCAGTCCCCGATCGCACTCTCAGGTTTTGGCGCAACGAGTTAAAGATTCGACCTGAGCCTGGGCATGGCAGTCTTTACAACCGCGAGGATTTGCAGACACTAATCCGGCTCATCAGTTGGCTTAGTCGAGGCGGGTCAATGCAAGGTTTTATTTACATCCTGAAATCTGAATACGAAGCACAGAAGGAACCCAGTCATGCCACAAGATAAGAACGCTCTATTTAACGATCGCCCCGAACCCCAAGGCTTCACCCCCAAGGGTAAGACCGATCGCCCCTCCCAGCCCCAACCAAATAGCGCTATGCCCACGGCTCGGAATAACGCCGTATCGTTATCGACTCAATCGCATGAGGCAATGAGCGCTCTGCATGGTGCGGGTTTACAGAAT